ATTCGGCTACCTTGATACTGTAGCCGTACATCGCTTAGTCCTCGTCGCCCCAGTCGTCGATGAGCGAAGCCAGCTTGCTGTCCTCAACCGGCTTAGGTGCAGCGGTTTCAGACTTCAGGTTGGCGCGCTTGACCGGTGCCGGCTCTTCCTCGATCTCCGCTTCTTCCACGACAGCGGCCTTCGGCGCAACTTCAACGGCCCTTGCCGGCTTCACTGCCGCACCTTCCGTGTCGGACACGGTCAGCTGCGTATACCGCTTGGTCTCGGGGTCGCTGTACACGGTATCGACAAGGTCTTCCTCTTCCGCAGTAAGAAAGCGCACTTCGCGGAAGTTCAGCGTCAGCGTATCGGCATCAAGGTCATACGCCACGCGCGTCACCAAGGTATCCGGGGCTTCGCCGTTGGACTTCAGGTACTTGCAATACGACTCGAACGGGTAGGTCGGCCCGCTGCTCTTACCGAACAAGGACTTGGACGCGATGCTCAGCTGGTAGACTTCGCCCGAGGGGTCACCTTCGGCCAGCACAGCAAGACGGCGCTTGAAGCGGCAAGCCTTACCCTTACCACGGGTGCCTGAACCGTCGACGTTCATCGGGCAAGAAGAGCAGCTGGAAGCCTGCCGGTTGGAAGCCTTGGCGTCCGGGGTCTTGCCGTCGTTTGACCAGCAATCGGGGAGCGTAGGCGTACCTTCCGGGTCGTAGGCGGCTGCATAAAACTCGCGCGACACATCGGGAAGCATATCGACGATGATGACGTCGATCTGGTGGGGGATAGCCTTACCAATCTGCTCACCGCCCACGATACGCTTAAAGGTACCGTTGGTGTTGGTGGCAATACGGCGCAGGCTGCCGCCAGTGGCGATCTTATCTGCCAGCCGCGAAGCACGGCGCTCCGAACGTGCGGGCAGATTGTTTTTAAGGGTAATCAAGTCGGTCATGTCATTCCTCACTTGTTAGAGGGTTTACGGACGGTGATGGCGTACTTCCGGTCTTCCTGCAAACCAGCAGGGTGCAGGTCAGGGTTTTCGTCAAGGAACTGCCGCATGTTCGCGATGTGGATACGCTGCTCCAGCAAGAACGGTGCGTCCTGCTCCTTGATGAATTTGTACATGGACTCCCAGTCGGTTGTCCAAAACCGCGACTTAATCCGTCGCGTGACGGTGCCTTCCACAGTGCGAAGGCTGTCTACATTCTGGTCGTTGCAGAGCTTGAGCAAGCGTTCGCTTACCATCTCCAGCTTGTCTTTCAGGTCACTGACAACCTGCTTGTGTTCCTCCTCTTTTTCGTCAATCGCTGTACGGATGCGACGGTAAACCGACACCAGCTTGTCAGCTGGGATATCCTCGTCCATGGTTTGCTCCTTGTGGTTGGGTAACCCGTATACCGCTTACACTATACAGTGTCAACAATCTACTGAAAGATTTTCCGGTACAGGTCGATCACCCGTTCGTGGTTCGTGATGTTGCCGCGAAGCATGTTGTACACGTGTGACTCGGCTTCGCTACCCCGGATGTGCACGATGGTCATCGCGTTCTTCTGGCCGGGGCGGTTGATACGGGCGTTGGCTTGCAGGTAGGTTTCCACTGACGTCACAGGTGCGTACCAGATGATTGTGTCTGCCGCCGTAAGGGTAAGCCCGTGGCTGGCCGCCTGCGGCTGGATGATTAAGACGTGGGGGTCTTTGGTGTTCTGGAACTGGTCAATCAGCGTCGCGCGTTTGTTTACGGATACGCTGCCATTGATAACGCCACAGTTGATTCCCTTTTTTTCTAGGTGCGCCCGCAGAAGCTCTATGGTGTGAGTGAACGGCACAAAGACCAGCACCTTGTGGCTTGCTTCCTCGATGACTTCCAGCACGGCGTTCAGCCGGTTGGACACGTCGAACTCTAGCACCTCACCCTTGTCAGTGTAGACAGCGCCCCCGCTTATCTGGAGCAGCTTGTTCATTTTGACCGCTGCGTTGACGGCGCTGACTTCCTCGCCCGCCGCTTCTAGAATCATGTCGTTGCGCAGGTGGCTGTAGTATTTAGCCTGCTGGGGGGTCAGCGGCGCATCACGGTCCACATAGGTGACTTCCGGCAGGTCGAGACAGTCTTTCTTCTCGAACCGGATAGCCGGTTGCAGGACATTATGAACGATCCTCGGGGCTTCAGGTTTGGGTGCCCATTTGAACTTCGTCACGGGGTACATCGTGCTGAAGCGGAAGTGCGTGTAGTATTTCGGGGTACCTTCCGGATTGACCAGCTTACCCAGCCCGTACGCGTCCAGTGGAGATTGTGCTGCTGGCGTACCAGTAAGCATCCACAGGCGTGGGTCCGTGTGCTTCAGTATCTTGTGCAGAAGTTTCCAACGGTTGGTGGTAGCCGTCTTGTACGCCGACGCCTCGTCCACGACGATAAGGTCAAACCCGCCCGCCATGATCTCGTCCAGCACGGTGGCCACGCCGTCAAAGTTGATAACGACGAACTCAGACCCGGCTTGAATAATCTTGGCCCGCTGCTTCGCAGCCCCATGCGCCACGCTGCACGACCGATGCATGGCAAACTTGAACAGGTCCTGCTGCCATGCGGACTTCATGATCGACAGCGGACACAGCACAAGGACGCGCTTGATTAGCCCCTTCTTCATCAGGTAGTCAGCGGCCCAGATGACGCTGGCGGTCTTACCCGTACCCTGCTCGTTGAAGCAGAACGCACGCCTGCGAAGTGACAAGAAAGACGCTGTGGTCTTCTGGTGCTCAAACGGCGTGAACTTACCCGTCCACTGGTAATCCCGTAAGATGGGTGAAGGGGGATTGAAGCCCAGCGCTGCCAGCTTCTCGGCTTCTCCGTGGCCCCAGTGAACCAACACACCGTTGCGAGTGGGGGCGCTCTTCGTGATGGTGCCGGTAATTGCAGACGGGTCATCGACGCTGACGAGCAGCGCTTTGTTTTCAATAATTTGCACTAGTTTGCTCCTAGCTGGTTACTTCTTTTTGCGCTCTCGTGCGCTGGTCTCCGACACAAGGTTACCTTTGTTGTCCCGCTTGAACGAGCGGTTGACCCCTCGGCCTTCCACCCGGAGTCCATCGCTGCTGCTGCCACCCTTGTCTAGCGCTTTGACATGAGCAACGTCCTTGCCGTCACCCTTCTTGACCTTTCCGACCTTCATCAGCTTGGCGCGGGCGGCGTTACGGGCAGCGCGGTTCTTCTTCTGCTCGGGGGTGCCTTGGTACTTATCGTACTCGTCGCGGTAGTCACGTACTTTTCTGGGCATCTCCGATCTCCTTTGCATCGAAGTACGGGGCCATCATCGTGACGGTATCCCCTGTGGCAAGTGACTTTGCTTCTACCACATCCCCCACGGTACCAACAGGCCGCACTAGGATGTAGAGGTAGCCGTGCGCGTCAGCCCGCGACTGGTGGTAGTTGTCAAGGCTTGCCTTCAGGCTCAGAAGTTGCATCAGCGCCTCCGTGGCCGCCAATGTTCGCAGGTTTGAACCGGACACCATCCGCATAGCGCGCTAGACTTAGCGTTCCACACACCGTTGTTCATTGCGTCTGACAGGCTTTCCAGTTGGTCGTCAAATACGCTCATATAGGTAGCCAAGTTCTCCCGTTGGTGGGTCTTCCTCGGCATCTCCTGACTGACAACGTACAGCAACGCGGAGTTGATGGTTTCCACGTTGGGGAAGTGGACGAACACGGCACCCGCCAGCAGGTCCAGCTGCTTCATGTCCGCATACTTGGCGTTCTTGCCGGTCTTGTAGTCCACCAGCCATGCCTTGCTGCCGTTCACGATGAGCAAGTCAGCGATGCCCCGATACCAGACGTCCTTGTCGAAGAAGCCACAGGGTTTAAGCTCTTCGGTTACCCCTATCTTGATTTCGGCGTACTTGGTGCCCTGCTTCCTTGCCAATGGCTCCACGATGGGGCGCATGAAGGCAAACTTCTCGGGGATGGGTGCCCCCTTCGTGATGAACAGCTCGGCAGCTTCATGGACAGCGGTCCCGTAGTCAGCAGCTTCCCCCGGCTCGTCCTTGACGTCCTTGACCACCTTCAGGTGAAAGTACTTCTTCGGGCATTGATCGAAGGTTTTGATAGCTGAGTAGGACCAAGCAGTCATCAGGTTGTGAGCTCCCGCGCTAAGCGCTTTATGTTCGCCAGTAGGTTAGCGTTAGCATGTTGGGATGCTTCTGTCTTCTTACCATGAGGGTATACCCCCGCCAGCCGCCCACCCAAACGCACTTTATAGTGCTTGGAACCGGCCTCAACTTTCCACGGTATCCCCGTAGCGTTAAGCGCCTGCTTCACTTTCGGGTCTAGTTTCATAACACCTCCGGTGTGGGGGCGACCGGAGCCGCCCCCATCCGCATTACAGTCGGTCTGCGACCAGCTTGGCATAGCCAGCTATGTCGACGAAGTTATCCCTATGCGCCGGGTTGCCGTACACGACACGCCCCATCTTATGGGCGATCATTTCCATGCTTTCCCGCATGTCAGCGTCCATGGCTTCCCAGCTGGGGCTGGTCCGCATGAGGTACTTCACGCCCTGAATGAACTGCGCCTTGCTGGCGTAGTCACCGTAGTCGTTGCCACGCTCTTCCAATACCTGCACCACGTTGTCGTCTTCACAGACGACGGGCTCGGGCGAAGCTGTCTGCTCTTTGATCTGCATCTCCCTGTATACAGCCCACGCATGGCCGTAACCCATACCTACCATCTTTGCGGTTTCGCTAACGCTATGGCCCCGGCGCAGCAGTTTGCGGGCCTTGGCGCTCTTCGTCAGTTTACGATAAGTCATTTTAGTTTGCTCCTTACTTCAGATTGCCACCGCTCTTCAGGATATCACCGTCGTACGTATACGTGCCGGTGTGTGTCAGGCGGACAAAGGGGTGGGCATAGACTTTGCCGCCATGCTTCCGCCACAGCTCACAGAAATGGTAGTCCTCCGACAGAAGGGCCCCGCTCTCGTCGATACTGGTAGCGAAATACTCGTGGGTAAGGGGTTTAGCGTACTCACCCGTATCTGGGTCTTGGAAGGATGACACTCGGTAGGTCGGGACGTGCGACTTGAGATGCTCGAACACACCGCGCTTGATGAGCATGAAGCCAGTGCCGCCATGGCGGACCTCGATGCACCCGCTCTCGTCGGACTCAGCGTCTGCGCCGCCAACCATGTTGAACACGAACGCCCCAGCGTGATGCTCTAGCTCATTCAGCTTGCCTGCGGTTGCAGCGCGCTTGACGCTATCCCAGTTCACTTCCTTCTTGGGGTAAATGCCGCAAGCGATGTCCCGGTCAGTGAGCATAAGCTGCGCCACTGCGTCCCCGTCGAAGCCAATGTCGGCGTCGATGAACATCAGGTAGTCGTGGCCGCTCTCAAGGAACACACGCGCCAGCTCGTTACGGGCGCGAGTGATAAGGCTCTCGTTGGTGATCTGGCACCACGCCACATGCACCCCCAGCTCACGCATCTTGGCGACCGTGAAGAGCAGACCTTGCACATACGCACCTGTGCACATGCCACCGTACATAGGGGTAGCAATCATCAAGCTCGGGCGCTTGGCCTCAACCGGCTTCACCTTGATTTCGTCACTCACTTCATCTGCTCCTTCTTGTGCTGGTACACCTGCCGTGCGGCGGCGGCGAGGGTCACGCCGAAGTGCTCAGCGATCTCCTCAAAGGACTTACCCTCTACGTACATATCCCAAACCACCTGCCGCCTCTCGGGCGTCCACCAGCCAGCAGGCTTGCGGGGGCGACTGACAATGTTACCCGTCACTTCTTACGCACCGCAAACTGGCGACCGATATGTACAATGTCAAGCCCTTCAGCGAAGACGTTCACAAAGAAGTCCGTAGCCATCTTGGGGCGGTGGAGGATGTCCCGGCTCTCACCCCATAGGTAGTCATCGAACACCATCAAGCCACCCTGCTTCAGCAGCGGCCATGCCATACACGCATCGGTCAGCACGTCCTTGGCAGTGTGGCTACCGTCGATATAGATGAAGTCGTACAGGTTTTTACCATCGACCCAGTGCGCCAGCTTACCCGCCAGAAACTCGGTGGACGTAGCCTTGTACTTGTAGACGCGGTTGTTGGTCCTATCCGGCCCGTCACTTGCGAACCGTGTGTGCCCCCAGCTACCCTCGCGGCTACGGTGAAGCGCCGAATTGCAGTTGAGCGCCGCGATGATGTTGTGGTCGAACCGATCTTCGATACCCTGCACGGTCTCAGCGCTGTGCTCCTCGCTGCCCTCCCACGTATCAACGCAGTCAATCCAGTCGCCGGGGTTCATCATGTTCTCAATGATCCAGACAGCACTGCGGCCCTCGAACGAGCCAATTTCAAGAAAAGACTTATGCTCCGGCAGTAGCGTAGCCAGCTGCTCCCACACCGGGATGTTGAAGCTGAACCAGTCTTGCGTGAATTTGTATTCGGTCATTTGCTTTCTCCTATTCTGGTACACGTTTGAAGTTAGTGGTGGGGATTAGAACTACCTGCTCAACGTCCATCGGGTCGCCCCGGTCGTAGCGCCCACCTGTGCTTACGGTGTGTTCAGTGGGCAGTTGAATAACGCCAAGCTGGTCGGTCCACTGCACAGCCAGAAGCGCATCCATGCTGTGACTGGTTACGTCACACAGTGCGTCGTACTTATTTTTGCTAAGCATGTAGGTAGGGTATCGGCTGCGCTCGTTTTTTCTGGTTTTCACCTCGACCACACACTTGCGGTCACTAAACGAGAACATGCCATCATAGAACGCATACTCCTCGGTGGGCACCTCTGCCTCCAACCCGAACGCCCGCCCCAGCTTACTCAGGACGTAGTGTTGGTTGCCACGATCAGCCGCGCTTTCGTATTTCGGCCTACCCGCCATAGCTTGCTCCCATCTTGCTCTCGCAGTTTAACGGCAACGCCGCTGCCCACTTCGGGCGGATACGCATACACTGCTCAACGAACGCACGCGCTTCGTTAGCTTCCTCCTGCGGTGCTACCACCACCACGCTATCGTGGACGGTCATGGCTACCTTGTACCTCCGGGCGATCATCAACATCTGGTTGGCGATGATGATGCGGGCCAAGGCTTGGCAGATATTCTCGACCATCTTGCCGCCGTATATCCGCGTAGGGATAACAGCTTTGCCCTTCTTGGTGTCGTAGACCAGCTCCACTTTCCCTTTCTCGTCCCGGTGCGGGCGCAAATTGGGGTAGCGGAGGCGCAGGGTGTTGGGCAGGGTGACGCCGTCGCCTATCTTCAGCACATCAGGCTCACCGACCGGAGACGTCATTCCACGACTAATAGCTATTAGGGCTGCCTGCGCCTGTTGCCACAGCTGCGGGATACGCGGGTATGTGGCCCGGTAGACGTGGATGATGCGCTCACATTCCTCTAGCTCCAGCGTCACACCGAACGTCTTCAGCTGCGCTTGGAACTTCTTGGCACCCATGCCGTAGCCTGCACCTAGGATGGTAGTCTTACCCACGAACCGCTGCGAGTCGGTGACCGCTTCGATATCTACACCGTAGATGGATGACGCCATGATATTGTAGACATCCTCACCCTTGTCGAACGCCTCAACCAAGTCCCACTGCCCAGCCAGCCACGCCAAGGTGCGCGCTTCAATCTGGCTGGAGTCGCAGTCGATAATCACGTAGCCGGGAGGTGCCTTGATGGCCTTCTTCAGCGGTGACTTACGCGGCAGGTTCTGGAGGTTGACCTTATCATCCCCGCCGAACCGCCCAGTGTGGGCTGCGTAGTAGCGCAGAGGGACAGGCAACAGACCACGCTCAGAGATACCGATGAACCGCTCGGTCCGGGTCTCTTCCAACGTAGACTTTACCCCTAGCCGCGCAGCCACAATGGCCTGCACCTGCTCGTTCTCATGCTCTAACAGCGCCTTGAACGCCTCGTCGTTCTTGGCAAACGCAAAGGTCTCCTTGCCTGTGGTTGAGCTGATCTTCTTAGGGGGAACAACGCCGTGAAACTCCAGAAGCTCGGCCAGCTTCGGGTTGCTCATCAGGTCGGCCTTCTCGTAGTTGAGTTTGGCCATCAGCTCTTCCTTGTGCGCCTGCACCTCGGCCAAGTGTAACCCCAAATCGGCCTTTTCGAGATACAGAACCGGCTCGGTGAACATACGCATGGTCAGGTCGATCAGCCGCAGCTCCTCCTTGGGGAACCCGTCTGTCAGCTTCATGGCCAGCTTGTACGTCATCTCGGTATCGTTGACGCAGTAGTTGCCGTAGGCCGCCAGTTCTTCCGACGTGAAGTCCAGCCGGCGCTTGCCCAGCGCGTTGATAACCTCGGTGCCCTTGACGCCCAGCCCGTACCGCTCGGCAGCTTTGGCTAGGCTGTTACCCGCATCAGGTCCGTCGATAGCCCGCAGCATGGACAGGGTATCCACAATGCGCTTGGGTCGGATGTCGAACCGCCAGTTCATGATGGCCATATCGAACATCGCGTTGTGCGCGATGGCGATGCTGTTGGCCCAGTCGAACCTATCCAGCCAAGCCTTGGTCTGCTTGGCTGTGCCGGAGAACCACTGCGCCGGCTCGTCGTCCACCTTTACGGATACGCCGATAGCCTCAAAGCGCGAGTCACGGACATACTCCTCCGTTGTGATCTTCGACAGACTGAACTGCTGGCTGTAGTAGGTTTT